TATATTACCAATGTCTAATTTGAATACTCTTTTTTCTGGTGCTCTCATGATACGATGTATTAACATAGCATCTTCCATAAGAGATAATTGTTTCCACAATCTTCTACCATTTTCAATCATAGCTTTACCATATGGTAACCAATTAGTATCTGCTAATAATCTAAAATGTGCTATTTCATAGTTTTCATAATCAACCTTACCCATAGTATCATCTTCTACATGAAATTTTACATAATTTGGGTTTGTTTCATCTGTACCTTCTAATCTTTCAGTATTGTAAACAGAATATGGGGTTACATTTACGATACCCTTTCCTTCTGCCATTTCTAAACCTAAGAAGAAATCTCCATACTTACATAAGTTTCTTACCCAAGGCCAAAGATTGAATTCTATGTTTATTACATCATAGAATAAGTTATTTAATATAGCTCTTACTTCTTCATCTGATGAACGAATTGTTAAGATATCACCATACTCATTTTTAAGAGTTGATTCATCAGCGTATATATCTAATGCGGATGCTAATATTGGGTCATTATCCATCGCATCGTAATCTCTAAATATTTCTCTACGAACTTGTTGGTAAGCCATTGATTGTGCTTTACCAGATTGTTCATAAAATGATTTTTGTAATTTTGTATATCTATCTCTAAGTGCGGATAGATTTGTTTGTTGTTTTTCATCCGAGTCAACTACTTTGCGCTTACCATCTTTATCAACAGTCACAATTGCTTGTGATGAAAATAGTTTAGTTAACCTACCGAAAAATGAAGTATCTGCCATTGTTTGTTTCTTTTAAATTATAACCTTTATTTTACCAAGCTCTACAACTCCAATACCTAGCCTTATGTCTTGGACCTGGATTATCACAATTGTGTCTTGCTCTAAATGCTTTTCTTCTAGATGGTATATCTTTCTGAATCTGCATTGTTTTTTCACCTTTTTTCTTAGCTGATGTACCACCATGTCCAAAGTTTACTTTAACCACATTACCTTTTGGGTTTTTTACATAAACTTTAAATTTTTTAGTATCTCCTCTCGTTGGTTTACCTAACTTAACTTTTCTACCCTGATATTCTGCTTCGTTTACATCAGGTTTGTAAGTTTTTAGATATTCCACTAATTCTCTAATATCACTCTCATTAACAACATCATATTCTTCTACCTCTTCGGCTTCATTTCTAATGATGTTTATGTGATTGCTATACAATGCTTTCGTTATTTCGCTCATAATTGATATCTCCTTAATTAACTCCTATACTCTATAAATATATACTTTTTCATATTATCGAATTAACCAGGTCAAATCTTCATCTTCACCATTAATCTTTTGTGACCAAGGGTTGTGGTCGGGTTGATTTCCACCATATACAGCCGTTCCATGTGTTGCTTGTCCTATACCACCTAAAGCTTGTTTGGTTAAATCTATCCCCTCTTGTCTTAATCGTAGTGCAGTATCCCTTACCCACAATCCAATTGAGAATGCCATAACTAAATCATCATTGTAACCCTTCATTGCTTCAGCACGATTTCCGTTCCATATAAATGTAAATAATTCATCTACTAATCTAGCAGAACGAACTGTTACTGATTTTTCTCTAAAGTAATCATCTAACTTAGAAATAATAAGTGGTCTTGTTTTAGATGTTGTACTAAATCCAGCTACCATTCCTCTTTCTTCTGCTCTATATTTGTTATGCAATTGATGTTCTACATCTACATACTTTAAATCTTTACTCATATAAAATAGATTCTTATAATCTCTATCTATTACTTGTTGGATTACTGCCCAACCAATATTAGCGTTTTCAACTACAAGTAAAGCGTTATTATATTCGGTTGCCAATGCTACTAAAAAGTTTCCAAAATCTTTTGTATCTAATTTACCTTTATATTCTGCTACCTGTTCAGCTAACTCTACATCCATAACGTGACATGCTGAATAATCTCCCCCATCTCCCCTAGCGACATCCGCTACTATCATATATGATTTGTTATAATCTGGATATTGCCATTTCCAAAGGTTTCCATCGAATCCTGTTTTTTCTAATGGTTCTTGACAATAAGTTTCTTTGTAAAATTGTAAAAGTTGTGGTTCAATTACAGTATCACCTGAAGATACGAAATCACAATCACATTCTTGAGCCGCTCCTTTTGCTCCTAATAGTGTTTCTTGTTCATCTCTCCAACTTTGGTCTCTTTCAGGATGTACACTCCAATGTAATCTTATTGTATTAAATGAGTTAGTTTCATCTTCCGCACCTACCCAAGTTTTGTGAAAGAAATTACCCACACCATTTGGTGTAGAAAGTATAATTGCGTTACCACCCGTTGATAATGTAGATTGTGCTGATATCCAAATCTCTTCAATGTTATCAATAAAAGCGGCTTCATCAAATACCAAAAGAGATAGTGCTTCAGAACGACCAGCATCACCACTTGAAGATGTTGCTTTTATCTGAGAACCATTTGAGTATCGAAGGGATAGTTTGTTATCCTCTACTGTTGTTTGTTTTAACCAAGATGGTAAGTTTTCATTCATATACCTCACCTTAGTTACTAAGTTCTTAGCTACCTCTTGTTTAGTTGCGATTACCAAACAATTAAAATCATTGTTAAATAACATTTTCCAAAGAGAAAACCCCGCAGTTAAGGTTGAGATACCTGTTTGTCGAGATTTAAGGATGATGTTGTATCTTTCTTTATCAAATTCTGTAAGTGTTTTTTCTTGAAATGGATATCAATGAAAAGGTATCTTACCACGAACAGGATGTTGAATCATACAATACTTTTTCATAAAGTAGATTGGGTCTTTAGAACACTTTACATATTCTAACTTTATAATATCCTTTAAGGATTGCTTAGCCATTTACTTTTTCTTCTTAAATGAAAGTTTCCAATACATAGAACCACCTATAAATGGTGTAACATCGTTATTTGAATTTAGTACACCCAAGTTTAATCCAAAAACTTTATTTTGTTTATCTTTGTATAAAATTCCAAAGTTTGCACTTTGAATAAAATCAGTTTTATTGAAAGCACCACCAAATCCGTAATATAATTCTCTTTTAGGTAACTCTTTTACTATCTTTGTATTATAGATTGTTGGAATCTGAAAGTTCCATTCTATTTTTCTACTTAGAATTCTATTTTGTGATATTGTATCTGTAAGAAACCCAAAACCTAAAGATGGGTTTGGTTTTGTTCCCAGTGAATCAATTGTTATTTCAGGTCCAAAATCATATGTTAGATTCAAAGTATCTGTTACAATATATTTTGCGTAATAATCTTCAACTACTTTTAAAGAATCAACATCAGCTGGAACTTCTACAGTAACTGTTTCTACTTTGGTAATATATTTTGGTACATACTTTGGAACTTCAATTACTTTTTCAACAAATACAGTATCTACTTTTTGTTCCAATAGTTCATAGTCTTTTCCATCCACCTTTACTATATCTTTCGGGTCTATGGATGAATCTCCACTACATGCTCTCATTAATAGTATAACAACTATCAATCCTACTATTAGTATCTCCTTGAAATACTTTCGTAGTATGCTAAAGAATATGCTCATAATTTTTATCTTTTATTTTATCAAATGCTTTGTTACGCTTTTTTGATATTTCTTCTATTTCCTTTTTACCTCGTTTGATGAAATCTTTCATTTCTTTTTTCATCTCATCTACTGGTCTTGGTAGTACATAAGAATTCATTACATTCCCATCTTCACCGATTTCATCATATTGTTGTTTTAGATTTTCAATATCTTGCTCTATTAGGTCTAATTTTATCAAACCTTCTGCAATCATATTACCATAAATCTTATATTCTTGATAACTATCCCAAACTCCATTGATTCTGAGTTCTCTTTCTAAGATTTTATTACAATCTATACACCAACCTGTTTTTTGTATTAGTTTTCTATTGGTTGGTCCGAAATCACCCTCATGTTTACAATTATTGTTTTTACATTCACCTAAATCCTTCAAGTATTTTCTTACTTGTTGTAAAGCATCTGAGTTTTTACCCGTTTTTAGGATATACCCATCTTTTTTTTCAAATTTATGGTGTTCCGTTTCCCAAACATCTCCAACTTCTCTATTTTCTTCTGCTTTGGTGTATCCTAATTGAGTACTCTTTTCATACTCACCAGTTTGAACCATATCTGCCAACTTTCTACGAGTTGGATGCATAAATTTCCGTTTGAATTCCTTTTGTGCCATAGTTACCTTTATTACATATTATATATGTATATATAAATATCACCAAAATGTAAAAACATAAATTTTAGAAGAAAATACCCAATATTTGATTTACAGAAGCAAATGTACCTGTAAGTTTAAAGGTATTTCCTTTGTATTGAAACACAATACCTTCATTTGGTACAATCTTTTTAGCTCCACCGATAGAATTTAATCTTTTTAGTTCTAATTTAAGTTTTTCTATCTTCTTTGGGTCACCTGATTTTTTCACATCTTTAATTGTCTTATCAATCCTTTTCTTTATATCACGAATTGCTTTATCTGGATTGACTGTTAGTGCTGATGATGTGAATTCCAACACTTCTGCTCCTAAACCTAAGAATATTTCTTCAAACTTCATTAAGTTCTTTTTACCAATCTTCTTTTGGTCATCTTTATCTGTTTTTTTAGCCCATTCCAATGTTTTTTCATCAGTAATGTTCTTTTTATCTAATCTAAACTTCTTATCAAAGAATGCCCATCTCTTAACTAACCCCATTTTGGTTTTGTTATCAAGTGTTGATGGTGAATTCTTATCAACCCATTGTTCCCACCACGCTTGGTGATAGTTTGCAACACCATCGGTATCTTTTAAACTAAATTCTTTTTGTAGTTTAGATATCTTTGATGAATACTTATTACGTTTTTTAGATAAATCAGCTGATTTAGGTAGTTTTACAACAGGTGGTCCTTGAATAGTGTAATTATCTTGTACATCTTTGTTAACTTGCTTAATCATACCCGCCAATACTCTAGCAGCTTCAGTATTTTCACCGATTGCGATTCCCTCATCATTATATTCCATAGTTCCATGAAATACAAGTAAAGCTTGTCCGTATGCAATCACATTAACTGATGTTGGATATATCACCTCAAGGTTCATAAAACATGCACCTTCTTTAAATACCTTATTTCTCTGTTTATCTGAAAGAGATGAGATAGCTTTGGATAAATCCTTCATAGCAAAATTATAAGCATCACTCAATCCACCTCTTCCTTGAAACTTATCCGATACTCCCTTTATATCCAAAGCATTCTCACCTTTATTTTTTAAATGTCCTTTGTTTCTAGCAGCAACTAATCTACCTTCTCTCCAACTAACTGCTAATGCTTGTCCATCTGTTTTCTCTCTTGTGAACTCAAGTGTACCTTCTAAAGCACGATTTACGATATCTTTAAGCTGTCCAAATGTTAAATTGATATCAGTATCAAATGGATGAGACATATGTCCATAGGCACCACCTTCTGTAAGTATTGATTCCCTTACTACTCTATCCTTTTTTAGTAATCCATGCAATTCTCTACCATCTGCTTCTTTACCAAATCCTTTACCAATTTGTTTTTTCCAAAGTAATTCTAAAAAGTCCTTTTTTTGTTTTGGTGATAATCCTTTTAATTTTTGATTGATTTGTTTTCTGTTTTTATAAACATACTTTTTGGAATCCATATAAAAGAAATCATTAACTTCCTTTATAGTATCGTATTGATATTCTTTATTAGAATCTGTATTTTTTCTTTGTTTATCCAATCTTTGATGGATTTTCTTCATATCTTCTTTACCAGGATATCCAATAGCCAATGA